CTTTGATGGCTATATGTACACTGGCACTTCTGCTACTGTTGCAAGTACGGTTTATTTATACGTTGAAATCAAAGTTCCAAATGAGCCAACCTATAGGTTTGTAGGAAATGCAACGCACGAAAGCTACCCCGTGTCTGGTTGGCAAAGAGTCTATATTGTAGGCAACAGACTTAACAGATTTGGTTTAGGTCAAGCGGGTGATGTCGGTAGCTATAGAGACTACAGAAATTTAAAATTTATACAAAATTATCCAACGACTACAAACGTAATATCTAACTCATTTTTTGGTAGCACTGCAAACTGGACAGTTGTAAGCGGAACATTTATTAGCGAATATGGTCAATACGGAAGATTACAGCAGGATGCTACAACAGATTTTGCACACATATACCAACAAGTAGATACAGTTGCAGGTAAGACTTATCAGTTTAATAAAACCATGTACCAACAATCGACAGCGGTTGGAAGATTCCATTTATCGACAAGCAGTGATATTGCAGATTCTTTTTTTTACACTGAAATAAGTTCATCAGGCGGCACGACTACTGATTATGTTAAAGTAGATTACGATTCTGTATACGTTATAATTGAAAATAGAAGCTCCACAAATTATGACTATATAGCAGTTGATAATGTTTATCTTTATGAAACAGAGCCGAGAACTTATGTTGATGTTTCAACAGCAGGCGGTCAGGCAATTTACAACACAGAGTCACTGTATTTTCATCCTTATGGGAGCGCAGGCGCATATACATGGAAAGTGGTTAAGACAACCCAAATGAGTGTTCGGACAAATCCATATAGCCATTATTTCACAATGAACGCAAATGCTTATCTAGGTACGGATAATACATTTTTACAATGCCGAGTAAGGGCTAGACATTTTTTTAGTGGCGATACTTTGAGCATAAATAGCGGCACAGTGCTAATGAAAAGCAGAATGACAGGGGAGCAGAACGAATGATTGTGGTAGGATATGAAAGAAGATTATCAGAAGAGCCGTATTTCGAATATGTAGAAGACAGCAGGCACGATAACAAAGAAGATGCAGAGTCGGCAATGCTTTCTCTGCGTACAGCTCAGGCTGACAATGATGATGTTCTTTTGTTTTTTTATGGAGTCGCAACGAGCGACACAGAATTTAAAGTTAACTTAATAATGGATGTAGATACACCATTACCCCCAAGCGCACCAGAGGTTTAAGATGACAGCAGGAAAATATGACATAACGATTGAGCAAGGCTCGGACTTTAGTTTAACCCTAAATATTAAGCAAGGCGGCGTGGCTCGAAACTTATCTGGCTATACTGCGCGTGGCTCTATGCGTAAGACTTACGATGCTACAACAGCGCATGACTTCACTTTTGGCGCACTAGACAGCACAGGTGTTATCTTGATGGAAATGTCTCACGCAGATACAGCACAGCTAGACGCTGAGTTTTATGTTTATGACGTTGAGATTTACACTGGCACAGGAGAAGCAGGTGACAGCGTTACAAGATTGCTGCAAGGTAAAGCAGAAGTAACTAGAGAAGTCACTCGTGCCTAGTGATATTTTTGTTGGTGATAACAAAACTACTATTGATGCGTCAGAAACGGTATCAAGTGTAACCCTGTCAGAAGAAAAAAACATAATAGAAACAACTGCTGATAAAACTGAAATAAATGTCGTTCAGCAAATCAGCGACATTAATATTACAAAATCAGAAGCCACTGAAATAAAACTAGAAGAACAACTAACAACTGTAATTGCAGGTACGCCAGAAATGTCAGGTAGCTTTACTGGTGACGTTAGCGTTCCTTACCTTAGTTCTTTTAAATCTGAAAATATTGTAAACGGAACAACTAATTCTTTTTCTTTAGCCTTATCTGATACGGGCGATAACTCTACAACAACCTTAGAAACTACAGGCACAAATGCTAAGTTTGTTATTGACTCGCGAAATATAGATATAGAATCTTCTCGTTTTTTAAAGATGTATGGCGAAGAAATAGAGTTAATCCAGAACAATAATAAACTACATATTGGCAGTGAGTTCTCTCAAAGTGGCACAGATTTAGGAATGAGATTCAAAAGCTCTGGCACTCCTTTTACTGGTCTATTTGTTATTGAAAACTTATCAACACCAAGTTCCGTTGAATCATTATGCCCTTCGATAATTTTAGAGGGCAGGAACACTGCTTCAAGTAACCCTGTAAGTAAGCAAGAGTTTGCACACATTGGGGTAGGCGGAACTATTAGTAGTGGATACAATACCAGATACCCTATAATTATAAATCCGCTAGGCTTTGGCATTAGATTGGTTTATTCAGCTAACTCTAGCTTCAGTGGGTTACAGCCTATAGATGAAGTTGGCATAATAGACGATAACGCTCACAGCTTAGGAATGCAGTTTGCTAGATGGTCTACTGTCTACTTAGCAAGCAATCCCATAGTTGGTTCAGATGAAAGCCTAAAACAAGATATAGAAAGCCTAGACGATGCAGAGCGCAAAGTAGCGGTAGCTTGTAAAGGGTTGTTGAAAAAGTACAGATTAAGACAAAGTGTAGAAGAGAAAGGCGATAGTGCGCGCATCCATTTTGGCATAGTAGCACAGGAGCTACAGCAAGCGTTCAATGCAGAGGGTTTAGACCCTGAAAGATATGCAATGTTTTGTTCTGATACTTGTTACGAGCATGAGGGTAACATTTATAGCCAAGAGGAAGCCCCAGAAGATGCTGTTGCAGTAACGCGGCTCAGCGTCAGATATGAACAGTTATTAGCTTTTATAATATCGGCATTATAACTGTTAAACTTAACATAGTGATATAATCTGTATATCCATAACTGAGAAAAAATAATGCCAGCAGCGAAATACAATATTACAATAGATCAAGGCTCTGATTTTGAATTATCAATTCAAATCTATGAGGATGATGCTGTTAAAAGTCTTAGCGGTTACGATGCTAGAGCGCAACTGAGAAGCAAAGCTGACTCGCCGCATAAGGTTGACTTTGATACTACTGGCAGTTCTTTTGATGCTACAGGCACAGTAAAGATAGCCTTATCTAATTCAGTTACTAAAGGCATTGATGCGGGTGATTATGTTTATGACATTGAGATATTTGAAAGCGGTGATTCTACCGTAACTAGAATACTACAAGGCAAAGCAACAGTGACAGGTGAGGTTACTAGATAATGGCTATAACTAAGCTGGTCATCACAGGAAACACTACTGCTGTTGGAATAAGCAGCACTCCAATTACTATTAGCCTTGCACACAAAGCACAATCAACAAGCGTAGTCCCTGATGACAACATCACTGCCACTAATGTTCAAGATGCTTTAGAGCAACTAGACGATATAAAAGCACCTATTGCTAGTCCTGATTTCACTGGCACAGCCACGATGGATGGGCTTACTGTTGATGGTAGTGCAACAATCCGAGACGCTGTTTCACCTAGCCTTCGGTTTTTAGACACTAACGCAGTTAATAGCGACTTTACACTTTATAGCCCAGACGGAAACAACAGCCTTAGAATTAAAGCAGGCTCGTCACAGACTGATGCTTTTTCGATAGCTTCAAGCGGAGACATCAGCTTCTACGAGGACACAGGCACAGCGCCTAAGTTTTTCTGGGATTCTTCTGCGGAGTCTTTGGGTATAGGTACTACTAGTTTTACAAGTAAATTTCATGTTGGCGGCAACATGACTGATCATCTTTACAGTGAGCCAACAGGAGATTCAATAGCAACATTTGCCCCTATAACAACTGGCTCATCATCTGCAATGAACGTAAACATTGGTTCAGGTATGTATGGCGGTGCAGGTGTAGAAACAGCTAGGCTTAACTTTTTAAACGGTCATGGTAATGATGGATTTGCCACGGGCTTTAGTATCAAAAGTTACAAAACCGCATCTGCTACCGCAACTGATGAATATCTTGCATTTGAAGAAATACGCAGAGCAGGAAATACTGGCGTTACGCATAATGAACGTATGCGCATAGACTCATCAGGCAACCTATTGGTGGGTACTACTAATACAACACCTTTTGCTAATTCAGCTAATTCAAGCTCAGACAATGGAATAGCACTTCGTAGTGACGGTATTCTTGCAGTAGCGGCTTACAAAAGTACGGCAAATAGTGGAAACGTTGTAACAGCAAATAGAACAGGAACAGACGGCTCGATTATTGGCTTACAAAAGTCAGGCACAACTGTAGGGTCTATCGGTACATTAGCAAGCCATCCATACTTTGTATCAAGTAGTCGTGGAATTAGGATAACTAATAGCGAGGTTTTGCCTTGCACTTCTACAGGGACTACTAGCGACAATACAATGGACTTGGGTTCTACTTTCGGTCACTTCAAAGACCTCCACCTATCTGGTACAGGTTACTTTGGTACAAAAGTAGGTATAGGTACTACTAGTCCTGATAGTAAACTACACGTAAGAGGGTCAAGCTCAGGTGCTACTGGTGTTGCTGATGGTACTTTAATAGTAGAGCAGGGTTCAGCACCTTCTATACAAATTCTTTCAGCAAATTCACAAACTCAGACAATAAAGTTTGGTGACCCTGAAGATGGTGACGTAGGAAAAATAAGTTATTCTCACGCTACCAACAACATGGCTTTCAATACTGACGGCACAGAACGCATGCGCATAGACTCATCAGGCGTTGTCCATGTTTATGAAGGAATTGACTTTGGCGGTGCTGTTAACTCAGGTGGTACAGTATCATCAAGCAATAAGTTAGATGACTATGAGGAAGGTACTTGGACACCTGTTGCTTCTGGTTATAATGAGACAGGTGCAATCATGACAGTAAATTCTGCGGCATATACAAAAATTGGAAGACTGGTGCATTTAAGAGCAAGTGTTACATTTAGCGATACAGCAGATGGGAGTATAATTCAAATCAGTGGCGTGCCGTTTGCTCAAGGAAGCGCAAGCACTGGTAGAGGCGGCAGTGTAACAAGAGACACTAGCGGTAGTGTTGCATTTACTGATGGCTCTACAAGTACAGTTTTAAGAATGTTATCTAATACGCACTCGACTGTTACCTATACAGCCGTAAGAGGCGCAACAGTAGAGTTCTTTCATATTTATGATGCTTAATTATACTTAGTGGATTCTAGGTACAGACTAAAAGGAAACTAAAATGAGTTTAACCAAAGAAGTAACAGCAGATAAAATTGAAGTAGTTACTACAGAGGAAGGTACAGTAGTGCAAGTGCGTACAGCTACAAAAATACTTGAGGATGGAGCAGTAATCTCTAGCAACTATCATCGTCATGTAATCAACTCAGGTGATGACTACAGTGCTGAGCCTGCTAATGTGCAGGCAGTTTGCTCTGCTGTATTCACTGGATAACGAGGTATAAAAATGGAAGACTGGCATCTAAGCAGAAACGTACCAATAGCAATATTTTTAGCACTTGTTGTGCAAGCTGTTTCCGTATCTGGCGCATTCAGAGAAGTTGAAGTTGGCGTAGCGCAGAACGCTAAAGACATTACTGGGCTTGAGTCTACAATACAAAAGCTAGATGCCAATCAGCGCACAATAGAATTAAAGTTAGCGCGTATTGATGAAAACATAATCCAAATGTATAAGTGGATGGAGCAAGATCAGCAGTGAGAAGAATAGCTATCCTATGGCTATTTGCATCACTAGCTATGGCGAATGACCAACAGGGTAGCTTAAACACTTATAACGGTGAGGCTTCAGTTGTAAGTTCTAACAACAATACAGAAGACAAGTCAGTATCCAATACATATAACGGTGTTGGCTCTTCAAGCGAAATACCTGTTGGCTCTGCCATTACCCCTGGATATATGTCTAACGGCTTAGATACCTGTTTAAAAGGCACTGGTGGCTCTTTGCAGACTGTTGCTGTTGGTTTTTCTTCTGGTGGATACCAAGTAGACGAAGATTGTGTAAGATTAAAAGAGAGCAAGTTACTGTCTGACCTGGGCATGAAAGTAGCAGCAGTATCCAGGTTATGCTCTTCCATAGATGTATTTAAGGCTATGCTATTAGCAGGTAGTCCTTGTCCAATAATCCAAAACTCTAGGTTGGTCGTGGGGAAGCGAGCATTCTTGGCTATGAAAACACAGCCAGAACTATACATACCAGACTATAAAAACAATACCGATTGGTACAACGGTGTCCTACAGATTGGAGAGGTAACTGAAGATGTTGAAGAAGATATTGTTTCTGTTAGCGATAAGTTCCGCAGCACAAAGCAATCAGCTAGATAACTTGATTGATGCCTCTTCAGGTATCGTAGATCAAATCGACACAGGCATTAAGTTAGTTGGTGCGGCTAGTAAATACGCTTATCATGGTGATGCTCTTTCTAGCGGTCAGCTTTCTGGTTCTGCTCATATAAGCACTGAGCAATTACAGGCTTACAATGATGCACTATATAATATGTCAACCTATCAGCCTTATGGTGACTTGCAACAAGTTCTGCAAGATAAAGCTACTGGTGAACTTGAACTCATGGATAACGCTATAGACACCTTTACAGAGGTGGTTGTAGATATGATTCAGGTAGTAGAAGTTGCTGAGATGGCTGAGACGGCATCTACACCAAAGCAAGAAGAAGAAGTGCAAATGTTTGTTGCAGAGAATCAAGAGATACTTTCTATCTCACAGGAAGAGGTTGATACTTACAACCAGTCCATAGATGATATTGAAACTCATGCCAATAATGCATCAGCCTATCTAGCAGTAGCAAGTAACGAAGAAGCAGTAGAGTTTTTTGAGCAAGGTATAGAAAACGCTAACACGACAGCAGAGCAAACTAGTATTTTCTATGATGCAAATATGCAGTGGGTGTCTATGGGTTACAACACGACTAGAAACCTAAGTGCTGTTTACTTGAACGGTCAGGACAATATTGGTTTAGACTTGTATGTATCTGAAGCTGATGTACTACTGGCAGGAAGCGAGAGCGAGTTCTATCTTACTTCCCCTATAGGTCAGGGTTATAATTGCTTCATGTATGGAGAAGATTGCGAATGAATCTAGCTGAAACAGAACTATCTATTGGTGGTGTTAAGTTTAAAGGAATCTATATTGTTATACTAGTTTCCCTGGCTACCACGATAGGTTCGTTTGTCTGGACTGCCAGTAGCCTATACAGCAGATTAGAGTCTGTTGAGTCAAGGGCTATTCCACAGGTAGCACCTATAGAAGAAAAGATAGGTCTTATTGAACAACAGCTTAAAGATAACGATATAGCCTCTTTAAGCGCGAAATTAGCCACTTTAGGGACTAACCTAGAGACTATAGTAGGGCAGCAAGAAAAGCTGTTAGAATTGTCTAAAGACGTAATTACGCTAGAGAAAGATATAGAGACAATGAAAGCAACAGTGAAACAAGCAGAATTAATAAGTGAAAGTTTAGGGGATGTAGATGACCGAATTAAAATAGTTAATAAGGAAATAAACGATTTGTGGGATGGAATGGACTATTTGTCTAACCCTCTTAAATAGGAGATAACCATGTGGCAAACATTAATAACACCAATAGCTAATTTAGCTGGCGGTTATATGAAGAACAAAGCAGAAGAAAAACAAGCTAAACACAAAGCCAAGATGAGCATGATTAAGAACGATGCTGATTGGGAGTCTAAAGCTGTTGATGCTACTCAAAATAGTTGGCGTGACGAATTTTGGACTATAGTTTTGTCGATACCTATATTTATGATTGGCTATTCCATAGTTGTAGGCGATCCTGACATTGTTATTCGTGTTGAAGATGGCTTCCAAGCTCTAGCGCAGCTACCTGAGTGGTATCAGTATTTATTGTTCATAGCTATTTCAAGTAGCTTTGGTATTAAGGGTGTTAGCAAACTAGCGAGTTTAAAGAAATGAGATTTAAGTATTTTACTGTCGAAGAGTTTAACTGCCAAGAGACTGGCGAGAACGAGATGTCAGCAGAGTTTATTTACAAGCTAGATCAGTTGCGTGAAGCCTGTGGATTTCCGTTTAAGATCACTAGTGGCTACAGAAGTCCATCCCATAGTATAGAGGCTAAGAAAGTAAAGCCAGGTACTCATGCTCAGGGAATAGCCTGTGATATATATGTATCTGGTGGCGCACAACGTCATATTATTATCAAAGAAGCTATGCGATTAGGCTTTACTGGTATTGGTGTTGCTAAGACATTTATTCATGTAGACATCCGTGAAACCACACCAGTTGTCTGGAAATACTAAACATTTCTGTTGATAGATAAACAACATTAGAGTATATTGTTACTTCCATAGGAGGTAATAATATGAAATCTAGTGAGTCAATAAAAGCCCTTGCAGAAGCATTATGTAAGGCACAATCTGAGATGGGGGGTGCGGTAAAAGATTCCTCTAACCCTTTCTTCAAATCTAGCTACGCGGACTTAACATCCGTTATTAAGGCTATCAAAGAGTCGTTTGCTAAGAACAACCTTAGTTATACTCAGTTCCCTATATCTGATGAATTTGGCGTTGGTGTCGTTACGAGACTGATGCACACATCGGGTGAGTGGATGGAGAATAGTTATACCCTTCCCTTAGTTAAGCGCGATCCTCAGGCTGCGGGATCGGCAATCACCTATGCTAGACGTTACGCCTTGCAATCTATTGCTGGCATACCTACGGCTGATGATGATGCTGAGTCTGCAATGTTACGGACAGAGAAGTCTAAGCAGGATGAGTATGAGGACATGATTGTTGACCTTATGCCTGTGATTAAAGCAATTAAGGATGGCATTGCGACTGGAGACTATTCCACGGCTAACGAAGAATGGATGTCTCTGAGCGATACAGAGAAACAATTAGTATGGAAAGCACCCTCGAAAGGTGGAAAGTTTACCACCAAGGAAAGGGAAATAATGAAAACATCTGAATTTAGAGAAGCACAATAGGAGAAAGACCATGACAGTAGGTATTAGTATTAGAATTAATGTTGAAAAGATAGATA